TTTAAATAATTTTAATAAAATAAATGTATTATCTAAAGAAGTTATACCTCAAACTGTAAATGATATTATTAATACAAATACAGAAGAATATAATTATTTAGGTGAAAAGTTTACTAAAGAAAACTGGCCTATGGAAGACGGAATAGTTTATATAAAGAGGGGGGTATTTCTGGTAGAAATATAAATAATATACCAGTTAATTTTAAAATAAAAGATACAAGAACAAATTTATTAAAATATTATGATGCTGTAAATATTGGAGTAAAAAGTAAATCATTACAAGGGGATTTGTCCGACTTAACAATAAGACCATATTATTTATTTAAAAATGAATTAACAGGAACAAGTTGTGGACCAAATGATACAAATACATTAGTAGTAAATCCAATTGAACCAGAATTAAAAAGGTTTAGTGTAAATTTATGGTATGTAAATGAAGACGGTAAACATGAAAAATTAGAATTAAAAAAACATAATGAACTATATAGAGATGACATAGGAATATTTAGGGTTATTATAGCATTTACAATTTATTATAAAAGGAAAAAAATAACTAGAGTATAATAATAAAAATATTTAAAGATTATTTAATATTATTAAATAAATAAAATGAGTGTAGAAGACATTGCAGCAGGTTTTGATATTGGTACGACAACAAGTTGTGCTGCTATTTGGAAAAATGATAAAGTAGAAATTATACCCGATCATCAAACAGGATCAAGAACAATTCCATCATATGTATCATTTACAGATGAAGAAAAATTAGTAGGAGAACCTGCTAAAAATCAATCAACAATGAATCCAAAAAATACAGTATATGATGCAAAAAGATTAATTGGACGCAAATTTGATGAATCATCTGTTTCAGCAGATAATAAACTATGGTCTTTTAAAGTTACAGGAGACAGTAATAATAAACCTCAAATTAATGTAAAATATAAAGGCGAAGAAAAAAAATTTCATCCTGAAGAAATTTCAGCAATGGTAATTCAAAGATTAAAAGATACAACAGAGGCGTATATTGGTCAAGAACTTAAAAAAGTAGTAATTACTGTACCTGCATATTTTAACGATTCTCAAAGACAAGCAACTAAAGATGCTGGTACAATTGCAGGTCTAGAAGTTCTAAGAATTATTAATGAACCAACATCTGCAGCAATTGCATATGGGTTAGATAAAAATAATAGTGATAAGGAAATTAATATCATTGTTTTTGATTGCGGTGGTGGTACACATGATGTATCTGTATTAACTTTAGATGGTGGTATTTTTGAAGTTAAAGCAACGGGTGGCGATACACATTTAGGTGGTTCAGATGTAGATAATATTATTGTTAATTATTTATGTGATGATATTAAAAAGAAACATAAGATCGATGTAAAGCAAAATGCTCGTGCACTTAAAAGACTAAATATTGCAGCAGAAAAAGCAAAAAAGAATTTGTCATCTAGTACAACAACTTCAATTGAAGTAGATTCTCTAAGTGATGGTATTGACTATGTAACTACATTATCTAGAGCAAAATTTGAGCAACTTGCTGATCCTATTTTTAAAAGAACTATTGATCCTATTAATCGTCTTTTAACTGATGCAAAAATGTCAAAGAGTGATATTGATGAAATTGTATTAGTTGGTGGTACAACTCGTATTCCACGAGTGCAAGAATTACTATCTGAATATTTTAATGGAAAGCAACTAAATAAATCACTAAATCCAGATGAAGCGGTTGCATATGGTGCTGCAGTACAGGCAGCAATTCTTACAGGTCAAGGCAATAGTAAAACTAATGAACTTTTACTACTTGATGTAGCACCATTGTCTCTTGGTATTGAAACTGCGGGTGGTGTAATGACAAAAATTATTGAAAGAAATACAACAATTCCAACAAAAAAATCACAAGTATTTTCTACATATGCTGATAATCAACCTGGTGTAGATATTAAAATTTATGAAGGCGAAAGAGGTTTTACAAAAGATAATAATATGTTAGGCAATTTTCATTTAGATGGTATTCCACCGGCACCAAGAGGTGTACCACAAATTGAAGTATCTTTTGATATTGATGCAAATGGTATTATGAATATTTCAGCAGCAGATAAAAGTACAGGAAAATCGAATAATATTACAATTACAAATGACAAAGGACGTCTCAGTAAAGAAGAAATTGAAGAAATGGTTAAAAAAGCAGAAAAATTTAAAGAAGAAGATAATGCGAATAAAGAAAAAATCGAAAAGAGAAATGGTTTAGAAAATTTCTTATATAATTTAAAAAATAATGTAAAATCTGATCCAAATAACGAAAATAATGACGAAGTAGAAGAAATTAAAAAGGAACTTGATCCTATTATTGAAGAAGGATTAAAATGGTTAGAAGATAATACAACAGCAACAGCAGAAGAATATGATAGTAAACAGAAAGAAATTCAAGAAAAAACGAATCCATTAATGATGAAACTATATCAAAAAAATCCACCAGATGGTGCTAATATGCCAGGTGGTATGCCAGGTGGTATGCCAGGTGGTATGCCAGAAGGATTTTGTCCACCAGTAGATGAAGATCTTGATTAGAAAATATACTAATATAAAAAAATGAATATTATTTTTATTTATTTATTATTAAATAAATGGACTTTATTAGATTTTGTTATATTATTTCATGTGGAGGAACTTATGAAAAATGTAAAAAAAATAGAATTATTCATGATTCAAAATATGAAAATAAAAATAAAAATATATACAATTATGGTAGAAATAAAAACAGCGATGATGAATCTACGCCTATTATGATAAATGGTAATATATATACAGAATGTGCTATATGCTATGATATAACAGCATTAAGAGAAATAAAAGCAATATATCCATGCGGACATCGTTTATATTGTGAAAATTGTATAAAAAATATAAAAGATAAATGTCCCACTTGTAATACAAAAATACATAGTTTTATAAATATATATGAAAATTTAAATGATGATTTTGATAAATCATCAGAATTAGTTAAACCTAATAATAAAAATAAAATGTAAAAAATATATAAATATTTAATTCATTTATAAAATAAATGAAAATAAATAATTTTATATTTTTCTTTTTATTTGTAAATGAAGTTTTTTCTTATAATTTTAGTATGATTCATAATTTATTAACAAATAAAAATAAATTAAAATTAAATAGAAGATCAACTATATTTTTATTACCAATAATATACAATCCATTAAAAGTACACGCTGAAAAAGAAAAAAGTGTTGAAGAATTAAGAGAAGAAGCAAATAGAATAATTGAAATAATTGAAGCGCAAAAAGAAAGTTTTAATTTACCAGAATTAAAAGATAATAAAGAAAAAACGACAACATCAAAATCAAATAATAAAATAATTGATTTATATAAAAATGAAGATGTAGAATCAATCTTAAAATATATTTTAAATATTTTTCAAAATTCAAAAACTGATCCAATTAATGCATTAAATAAATTAAAAGATATTTCTACTGATAGTAATATGGTTAAAAATACAGATACTAAAAAATTATTAAATTTATTTAATGATAGTAAATATGGTTTACTTCTTGGTAATTTTATTAATTATGAAATTTTAAATTATAATAAATATAATATGGATGATTTAGAATTATGCGATGTTGATGTAATTATTAGAGCAAAATATAATACACTGTTACAAAATGGAGTACAATTTAATGATATTCATTATCCAAAAGATGAGAATAAAGATCTATTATGTTATGTAATATATAGATGGAATTTTATCAAACAAAAAAATAATAAATTTAAATTAGAATCTTGTTTTTTAGTACCAAATATTAGTTAATTTTATGATATTCATTTTTTTCTAAATAATTATATAATTTATCTTCAATATAAGAATTAATATTTCTTTTTCTATTAATTATATTGGTATAAATATTATTTTTTCTATTATTTATATCCATATAAATATTATTTTTTTTATGAATAATATTATCTTTAATTTTTAAAAGGTTCTCTCTATGTTTATTAAGTTTTTTATTTATTAAACTATATGTATTCAAAATTTTATATTTAATATTATCTGGAATACTATTATTAACTTTTTTCAAAGTTTTTTTAATCGTATCTGTAATATTATTATATACTGATGAAATAATTTGAAATAAATGAAATGATTGAAATGATAACATTATATAATAATATAAATTTATAAAAATAAAATCATTTTTTTATTTTAATTTAACTTAGGTTCAATCTTTGGTTCTAAATTTTTTAAAGGAACATCTATTTTTCTTGTTTTTTTATCAAAATCTTTACCTCTTTCATTTTCTAATTTAGTAAATGTTCCACCTTTATAGTTTCCTAAAATTATATCAGTATTATATTCTTTATTATTTCTTAAATATTTAAGATTAATTTTATCACCAGGTTTATAAATTTTTAAAATATTATTTAAATCATTTGGGTCATTAATGTTTTTATTATCAATTCCAATAATAATATCTCCTAATATTTCTACTTTTTTTGTTTCATTATTAATTTTTGTACCTTGTAATCCCGCATCTAATGAAGGCGAATCTTGTGATATCTCTAAAATTAGTAAACCATTATCAATAATTGGTATACCACTTTTTTCGGATTCACTTATTGATGGTCTTCTTTCCATATATGAAATACCAAGAATTGCTCTTTGAACATATCCAGTTTCAATAATATCATGTATTGATTTAATTGCATTATTAATAGGAATCGTAAAACCAACACCAGAAGATACACCCATTCCCATTGATGCTGTATTAATACCTATTAATTCACCATTACTATTTAAAAGTGGTCCACCACTATTTCCAGGATTAATAGCTGCATCTGTTTGAATCACATTATATATTTTACGACCTGTTGGAGCAGATAATTCTCTATTAGTACCTGAAATAACACCTGATGTAAATGTATGATCTTGACCAAATGGATTACCAATTGCAAATGCAAATTGACCTACTTTTGGTTTAATAAATTTGTTAAATTTAATAATTTTAAGATCTCTTTTTGGTGCATCAATTTTTAGAATTGCTAAATCTAAATCAGGATCAACACCTGTTAATTTTGCTTCATATGTTACTTGTTCTTTATTTTCTTTTGTAATTGTTACTTTTGCATTATCAACTTTATTAATAACATGAAAATTTGTTATAATATGTCCTTCATCATCCCATACAAATCCTGAACCAACACCTTTTGGTAAATCTTCTTTATTTAAATTAAATTTTTCACCCATACTTGTATATTCTGTACTAATATAACAAACAGATGGAATTGCTTCTTCAAATAATTTATCTTGTTCTTTTTCAATGTAATTTAATATACTATTCTTGTTATTATCTAAAATTTTAGTATATGCTGACGTATATCCATAAGCTGGTTTATAATTGTTTAAAACAAATCCACTACCTAATCCATAATATAAAATATTTCTTCTTAATTGATTAATATTATTATTATTTTTATTATTATTATTATTATTAATATTATTATTAATTGTTTTAATATAAGGAATAGTATTATAACAATTTATACTATGTATTAATAAAATAGGAAGAATATATCTTAAAATAGTCATAAAATATTATATTAAATTATTTTTATATAAATATAATAATTATATTATATTATAATATTATATTATATTATAATATTATGTTATTTAATCACTATTATAATTATAAATTAAAAAAAAAAAATTTATGCTTTATTATGCAAAATAATAATTATGATTTAATTGATTCTGTTAAATATAGTAATTTACATTCATTTGAAAATATTTTTATTGAAGGTATACAAAATTTTGTTATACTCGCATCATTATTATTAATTAATAGAACTTTATATGGTAATAATACAAATAAATTAATTATTAGATTAACAGATCCTTTAATTAATTTATCAAAAAATATTATTAATTTTGATAATTTTCGTTATCAAATTAGTTTTTCAGCAGCAATATTAACTTATATAACAACAATTTCAGGTGTTGCTGCAAAAGATATAAAAAAATGATAATTATTTAAAATAATTAATTTAAAATATGTTTAATACAATCAGAGAATTTCAAAATATATTATATATCGCACCAATGCCAACTATTTATAATAGATCAGATACTATAACAGATGATAATTTAGTATTTTATAATCCATTTTTAATAAATTATAATAATTGTTATAAAATTAATAAAAATTATTGTTTCTATTAATTATATGGAAAACTTTCTAAGAATATATAATTCTCCCCGCGGAGAAAATGTTTTATTTTTAATATTAGTATAAATTTCATAATTAGGTACTATTTTAATATCTTTAAAGTTTTTATTCCTTTTAATATTTTTATTTTTTTTATTATTTATAGTATTCATAATTTTATAAATAAAATTTTTTAAATAATATAACATATTTCTTTAAATTAAATAAATATTATATATTTATATATTTATTAAATTAATCCATATAATAATAAAAATGAATTATCTTTTTTTATTATATTTTTATTATTTTCTTCTAATTTAATTTTTTGTATTTTATTTATTAAATCTATTTCTTCTTTATCATTAATATTAATATATTTTCTTTTCATTAATATTATTATATTAATTATATATTTTAAATATTTTAAAATTATTTAATAGATATTTATGTATATATTTTATAGTAAAATATTAATTTTATTAATGAATACTTTTCTTATTTATTCTAAATTATTATTTATAACAAATAACTTTAAACTAACTAAAAAATCATTTCTAATATATAACTGTTTATCATCAAATATAAAAAGAGATATTTTATATAATAAAAATATGCCTATATTATATACTAAAAATAATTTAAATAATAATATATATTCATTAGAACATATATATCCAATATCATATTTAATATGTAATAAATCAAAAATTGATATGCATAATTTAATTAAAACAACAAAAAATTTAAATAATGCAAGATCAAATTATAAATATACTGATTTTGAAGAAATTAATTTTAATATAAATAATAAAAATTGGATTCAATTAGAAAATAAAAACTATGTTAATCATAAAAAAAAATTGTTTATTCCCAATAATGATTCAAAAGGTTTGATTTCAAGAGCAATATTATATATTAATGATACATATTCTTATCAAATAAATAAAATAATTAATCATTCTACTCTTATTAATTGGTATATATATTATCCACCTGATATATATGAAAAATATCATAATAATTATGTAAAAAAAATTCAAAATACAGATAACAAATTTATTTCAAATTATAAATATTATAAAA